CGTTGTGAGGGGTTGAGATGGCAGGCGCACTCGACACGCTTTTCAAGAATGTTGCTAAGCAGGTCGTTGCGGATCTAGGCAAGTCGTTTGATCACACGATCACTTACACCCGCAAGGCATCTCCGACTTACAACACCAGCACTGGAGCATTGACGACGACGGATACGGACTATTCGTTTGACGTGCCAGTTGAGTTTGTGCGTGCTCAGGAGGAGGAAGGTCGCGAGGAGCGTGAAGCAAAGCTCTATATCACTCCTGATTTGATCGGAGACAACCAGCCAACGTTTGAGGACACGATTACATTGAAGTATGCGGGTTCCAATCGTGTTGCTCAAATTGTTGACATAAAGACCTATAAAGGCGATCAAGAGTATCTTTTTATTGTAGAGGTGAGGTTCTAATGGCTAAAAAAAATAATTTAGGCGCTTTTGAAAGTGAATTTGAAAGGTATTTTGACCAGCGCTTTAATGAATTTATTATTGCAGCTCTTGCTGATCTAGCAACACCTCAGTACAGTCCTGTCTATACAGGCTTGTTTGCATCAAGTTGGAAGGCAGACACCAGGCAAATCCAGAAAGACTCTTCTAGCAAGGGTATGCCCAGTGATAAACGTCGTCGAAAGCAGCAGCCCTGGGCAGAAGTTCACAAATCGCGTGGAGTAAAGCCTGGCGTAATTAAACCTCGCTTTGCTGTAAAAGACTATAACTTTAAGATGTTAAAAGGCGCTAATCCTAGAGTGTTTATTGGTAACACAACTGATTATCGCAACTGGGCTCTTGGCGATAACAAAAACGCACGAAACGCAGGAGTTACCCTTAAGTTTGTCTTAGACCAGCAGCAAAAAATTGATCAAATTTTTCAAGAAAAACGACCTGCCGGAATCCAGGTTGGAGTGCGACCATTTGACGATATTGGTGGTCGTCGCGCAACCGGCTACGAACGTCTTCTCTAATCATGACTCTTGTAAACGCCCGAGCCGCTTTTGAAAAAGCCGTAACCGATGCGGTGACGGATGCAGATGACACGGTGTTAATGGTTTACGACAATGTTCGTTTTACGACGCCAGGTAAAACTCAAAAGTACGTCTTGATGTCCGTTGACTTTGCTCAGTCAACGCTTCAGCGTCAGGGAGCATCAACCGACTATTACAGCGGAACGGTGATCTGCAATGTGTACGTCCCCAAGTCTGCTGGAACGGCAGTTCTTTCGGCAATTAGCGAGTCGATTATCGATGGCTTGACCTCGGTTAATGCCCCTGGGTATAGCGATACTTTTAACGTTTCACCTCGCGTCATGAACGTAAGCGGTCCAACCCCTCTGGAGGTTGACGAGCGTTCTCACTTTATCGGCGTAATTGGATGTCAATTTACAGCGGTTGTCTAGTATAGTAACGCAAACGCTAGTATTTTATGCGAGCCACCGAGCTGCTTCGGAATAAGTTCGGCGTCAGCCAGCTTTACAAGCACGAGGTCAAGTCTGGCAATGAAGTGGTGCTGGAGATTTTTTGGCATCCGTTGACGATCGCAGAGCGCGAGTCGATCCAGAAAAAAACGGGCACCGACGACGCCAACGACTTTGCGTTGGGCATGATGATCGAAAAAGCGCTTGATGCTGATGGCAAGCGCTTGTTTCAGGACGGCGAAAAGGCTCAACTCAAAAATGCTGTAGACGCAACGGTGCTACAGGAAATCCAGCTAGCGATGTTGTCTTCTGGAGCGGAAAACAAGGTGGAGGAAGCGAAAGCAGATCTCAAAAGCTAATAAAGACTGGTACTTCATGTACGCTCTTGCGAAAGAGCTGGGTACAACAGTGGCTCAGCTTTCGCAATCGCTTACACATGAAGAGCTAGTCGGTTGGGCTGCATTTTTTGAGTTGCAAGCTGAAGAGCGGGAAAAAGCCGCTGATCAGGTGCAAATGGGTAGAGGAGCGCGAGCTATGGCTAGGCGTTAAACTGCAGTGAGGACTGTCTGCGTTAGCGCTTGTGGCCAACTACAACGTAGACATTGAGGTTGCCGTAAAGGGCCAACCTAAGATCAAGAGTCTGCAGCGAGAGCTGACTCAACTTCAAAATGCGGTTGATAAGTTTAACAAACCTATAGACGCCACTCCTTTTGTTACTCAGGCCAAAAAACAAAAGGCCATGATGGAGGAGTTGATAAAAAAACAAAAAGAATTAAAAGTTTTAGAGCAAGAAACGGCTGCTCAGTTTACAAGAAATATGCACGCAAGACGTGCAGAGATGCTGAGAACTGTGCGTTTAGAAATAGCAGAGCGTAAAAAACTTGAGGCAATCGCAGCCGAGCGTCAGCGAGGTATGGGGCAATACGCAGTTGCTATTGGCCCTCAACCTGATCGCTTGGGCATGTTGAGGAAAAAAGCTCAGGAGGAGCGTCTTAAGCTTTCGAGTCAAATTGCTTTTAATACAAAGTTTGAGCTTGCTCTTGCTACTCAGCTGGTTGGCAAGGACAAAGAGCGCAATCTGATTCAAGAAAAGATCAAAGATCTTGGGCAGGTATTGATCGCTAACGAGCAAGCATTGGCTGCTCAAAAAGAAAGATCTATTGCTGCCGACAAAAAAGTTCTTGAGCTGCAGCGCCAGCAGCGCAGGCAAAGAATTGGTAGTGCAATCAGCAGCGCAGCTATCGGTGGAGGATTCCCATTGTTGTTTGGCCAAGGTGGAGCCGCTTCGATTGGCGGCGCACTAGGCGGTTTGGCAGGTGGAGCGATTGGCGGTGGCTTCGGATTTGCGTTGTCAATTATTGGTACAGCTGCTGGTCAAGCCATTGCAGACATTGAGGACTTTGAGCAGCAGTTATCAGTCTTAAACGCCACTCTTACTATCAGTGGAGACACATCGCTAACAACTGCAGCTGATGTAAAAGCTCTGGCTAAGGAGTTGGGTATTGCTAAGGACGAAGCTATTGAATTGATTGGCCAGTTTAGTCAATTTAGAGATGCTGAGCTACGTGAGGAGCTGGCAAGAGTGTTTGGCCCGGTTGGAGGGGCAAAAACATTTGAAGCTCTTGTTAATGCACGGCTTGGGGAAGAAGAAGCTCTTCAGTCAATTCAATCGCTTGAGAAGCTTATTAGCGTTGAAGCGGCAGATAGGCTGCGTGCAAATCTAGAAACCAATGGGGCATTAAGCACTGCTGTTGCATTGCAACAAGCTGTTCTTGAGCTGAGTCAAGAGACAACAGAAGAGAATGAAAAGAATGTCAAATTTATGGATCGAATTAACTCTTTGTTCGCAAACCTGGGCATGATGGCGGGAATGCGAGCTGGCGTTACGCTTGAAGGTCCAGTTACAGCTGAAGAATTTGGCGAAGAAAGGGCTGAAAACGTTCAAGCGCCCAGAATTGATCTAATTAGCAGAGCGCTTGAGCTGCAGGAGCGGTATTTGCGTGGAGTTGCTGAGTTGAATGAAAAATATAGAACGGGATCAAAAGAGATTGAAAAACAGGAAAGAGTTATTGAACGTGCGATTGAAGCTATAGATCGTCAGGCAGAAAGAACTGATCGAGCGATTGAAAGAGCCAATGAGCGCTTAGATGATATTATTCACAAGAATCAGGACAAGCTTGCTTTTGAAAGGGAATATGCACGTTTAATTGAGCAAGGCAGTACACCTGCTGCTGCAAAGCAAGCTGTTGAGCTGCAAAAACAATTAAAACAACTTGATCGTGTCTATGAGCGGCAGCTTAAAAACGTAGACGCACAAATAGACAGACTTGAAACTGCTATTGCAACGGCACGAGCAGAAAAAGCTACGGATGAGCAGCTAAAAGCTCAGCTAGAGACCCTTGACGCAATTAAAAAGAAAAGAGACGAGATTGAGGGCAAGAAAGAAGGTGCTGAAGGCGCAATTAACGAAGCATTGGCACCTAAGACCGATCGTGAAAACCTAGAGGCGCACCTAAAAAAACTTCAGGGGCAGCTAAACGACCTGATGAATCCGGCTAATCAGCTGATTGCTTTTGCTGAAACGTTTGGTGAGGCGTTTAGCGAGTCCTTTAAGGGCATTGTTACGGGCAGCATGAGCGCTCAGGAAGCGTTGGCCAACCTGTTCCAGCGCACAGCCGATCACTTTATTGATATGGCTGCACAGATGATTGCAGCTCAGATCAAAATGAAGATCCTGGGCATTGGACTGAACTTCTTTGGTGGCGGCTTAGGTGGTGG